TGCCTGAGAGGAGCTGCGATTCGTAGACGTCAGCGCCGTAGATGCGGCCAACCTTGGCTTCTTCGACCGCCGTGCCGTTCTCGGCCTCGCCGATGTACAGCATGTTGGTGAACTTCTCGAGCTTGAGAAAGCCAGAGTAGGTCGCGGGCGAGACGACGATGTACCACGGCCGTGGCGCGGCGTTGTTGCGCAGCAGGGTGCGGCCCTGGATCAGGTTGTCGTCGGTGAGCTCCGAGCCAAGCGTGCCTACGGCGTTGGTGGCGGCGGCGAAGACGCCCGCGGCGTCGACGTCCATCTGTCGCGCCAGCGCGTAGGCGCCAGCCAGTGTGGTCTCGGAGCGAATGTCGTAGCGCGACTGGATCTCGGCGATGTCCTCGATTTCCTGGGCGATCGCGCGGTGACCGTTGGTCATCGGGACCACGAACTGTTGCTGGGTCTCGGTGATGGCCTGGGGCGTGAGCGGCGAGCCCGGCGCCTTGGCGGCGGTGGTCAGGTTGTGGCGGGACGGCAGGTTGATGGTGTTGCCGTGCTGGTCAATGAGGGCGGATTTATCGTCGAACAGCGCCGCGACGACGACGTCCATCTGGATGGCCCGATTGAGCTCGGGCGACCAGACCTGGTCGATCATGACAGCTGCTGTGCTGATCGTGACGTCAGCCATAGCGAGGCGTCCTTATGCAGTTGAGCTGCTAGATATGGCCGTTGGTCTGCGCTTGCAGCTCGCGCGCGTGCGCCGCGACGACCTCGTCGATCTGGCGTGGCGTGAGCTTGCGCGCCTCCGACGGCGACATGCTGAGATAGGCGTCCCACGTGAGACCGCCGCTGCTGGCGATGCCATTGGCGGGCGACGGGCTGGCCGTGCGGCCGACGAGCTTTCCGCGTAATTGCGTCAGCTCGGCCTCGAGTTTGGCCACGTCATCGTCGCGTTGTTTGCGACCGATGGCGATGGCGCGCTTGGCGAGCTCGGCAGGGTCGGGCGCGGTGTGCAACTGTTCGTAGGTCTGGTCGTCGATGCCGTCAGAGCCGCGCAGCCTGAGAAAGTCCGCGGCGATCTGGCCCAGAATGACCTGACGCGTGCTGGTCTGCAGCGCGGTGGCCTGCTGGTTGCCGCGGTACAGGTCCAGGATGCCCTTCTGGGCCTGGGCCTGAACGCGCGGATCGGGTGATTCGAGACCCTGGAACAGTTGCTCGACGCGCTGGGTCGCGGCGCGCGCGGTCTCGTCCGCCTGGCGGGCGGCCTCGGCCATCGTGCGTTCGCGTTCGTAGGCGGTGCGACCTTCGGTGAGACCCCGCTGGTACGCATCCTCGGCGGCGCGGCGTCGGGTGCCCCGCGTCTCACCCTCTTGGGGTGAGGTAGCGGCTCCGGCAACGTCCGGCTCCGTCTCGGGTGCGGCCGCCTCGTCAGGTTCCGGTGCCTCAGCAGGCGGTGCGGCTGGTTCAGCAGGTCGAATCGACTCGGGGTAGATCGACGGATCTGGACCGAGGGCGATCTCGACCTGGGGTGAGCTAGCTTCCGGGCTCGCTGGGGCAGGTGCGCCTGGTTCTGGCGACGACGGGGGTGAATCCGTCATGGGGCAACGCCATTGTTGACGCGCTGTTTACAGTTGCGCAACACGCCGGCGCTATAGTCGCGTCCCGATGCGAAACGCTCCCGCATCGCAAGTTGGCCTTGGCGACCGGGAGCACGACACCGAAAGGATGAATTTCGATGCACACACAGTTTATCGCCAGCCTGGTGCGCTCCGCCGCACTGATTCTTCTGGCCTCGGCCGTCTTGCTGGCCGGCTACATGATTGCCGACTCGATGACGCGTTCGAGCAGCGCGCAGCTCGCCGCCCAGAAGCAGTTGGCTGCAGCCACGTACGCGCAGAGTTCAGCTAGTCAGCAGGCAGCCCTCGCCTCACAACAGGCTGCCAACGCGTCGAACTTTCAGGGAAACATGCAACTGCTGTTCGGCAACCACTAGCCCGCGAGCAGACTGTTGATGAGCGCCTGGGACTGGGCGTTGCGTTGCAACTGTTGCTGGAGCAACTGCTGGTTCATCGTCACGTCCGGCCCGTAGCCGACTGCGGGCGCGAGCGCGCCACCTGGTGTCGGCTCGCGCCGCGCCTGCAACGTGCCTGGGCCTTCTCGGCCAATCACACCCAACAATTGCATATCGGCGGAGCGCGCGGCGGTCTGATCGATCATCTTGAGCGACAGAGCCTGTGATCGCGGGTTGGCCGTCTGGAAACTCGGCGAAGTCACCATTTTCGCCGTGGCTTGCTGCACGATCTGGCCCTGGAGCTGCTGCCAGGCACGCTGCTCCGTCGGCGTGAGCGCGATCTGCTCGTATGGTCCGTAGGGAATCGTACTGGGCGGCAGCGATGGCGTGACGCCCACGTTTTGCATGGCCTGGAGCACGGGCGTCGGCTGACCTGCGGCGGCACGGAACGGTGAGATCTCCCCGAGTCCCTGCAGCGGATTCGCGATCGGTCGACCGAGCACATCCTGACGTGCCGGCAGCGTCTCGCGCAGACCGGGAATGCCCTGAGCGACGTTTTCGAGGATGCTCCCCAGTGAGGGATTGGCTCCCAGAGAGGGCAGCAGTTGCTGCGGCGTGCGCGCCAGCAACGCCTGCCGTTGCGCAGGATCCGTCATCTCGGCCACCGAGCGCACCAGGCCCGACGCGGGGATCATGCCGCCGACCACGCCCGAGACGAGATTGCTCGCGCCGCTCAGAGCAGCGGTACCGGCGTTGCCACCACCCTGGAATGTGTCGTACAGGCCGGCCAGCGTGCGCGCAGGCGTCATCCCCATCAGTTGCCGGCTCACCTCGGTCACGAGCTGCTCGGCCTGGGCGAAACGCGGGTCCTGGACGTTGTACGCCTGTGGTCCGGCGGTGGCTTGCTTGGCCTGGGCCTGGTTGTAGGCCTGCAGCGAGTCGCCGTAGGCGCCGGCCATCATCATCGGGCCACGGATCGGGACGGGCAGTTTTTCCCAACTATGGAACTGGCCGTCGGGTCCACGGAAACTGTCGGGCTGATTGCCATCTGCCAGCCACACCGCGTGCTGACCTGGATCTTCAGGACCGCTGCCGGTCACGTCGCCGGACGCCGCCTTCGAGGCGAGCCACAGGCTGACCGCTGTACCGAGCGCATTGTTCGCCAAGCGCTCGCTGACGGGTCCGACGGCAGGGCTGGTCGAGGTGGCGCCCAGCACGCCGCGCAGTCCCGTCTGCTGCAGACTTTCCGCGTACGGGCCACCACCAAACGCACCCGTCAACCCGCGGAAGATGTCCCAGCCTGTACCCGCCGCGCCGACCGGCGAATACTCGGCCATGCGCGTCGCCATGTTCATGCCCATCTGATAGACGGGAAACAGCGCGTCACCGACCGGTCCAGCGGTCTGCACGGCTCGCCCCATCGCACCCGTGAGCGTGCCGAGTGGTGCGCGCATAGCGGCACGCTGGCCCTCCTGGAGCGCCTGCGCCGCCACGCTAGCGGACGGATTGGCGAGCTGATTCTGGAACTCCTGCATCCACTGCGCGCCACTCAAACCCTGCGACGACGGCACTTCGCCGGCCGCGGCGCCGCGGTCCATAGTCTGAACCAATTGTGAGGTCGCGTTCTGGAATGCGCCGTGCAACGCCCCGAAGCCCTCGGCCAGGTTGGCCACAACTTGCGGCATGCCCGCACCGGCGCGCGCCGTGAGAGACGTCGGACGGCTCAGCGAGTCGCTCAGCCCCTGCAGGAAATTGTCGGTCCAGTTGACGATGCCGGACTGCGCACCGAGCAGGCGGCCGTAGGCGCGTGATGGCTGCAATGACGCCAGGTCGCGCGCCGTGCCCGTGATATAGGACGCGGCCGGCGTCATCCACGAGTTCGCCGCGACGTCCGCCATCGTGTTCAGGCCACTGATGACGCCGCCCTTGTAAATACCCTGCCCCCAGTCGTACAGGCTGATCGGTCCAGGTGCGCTGCCGGAGGCGGCCGCGAACCTGCCTGGGATCTGCGACGCGACATCCAGACCAGGTCCGCCAGCGAGCGCGCCGAGGCCAGCACCGCCGGCGACCTTCAGCCAGCGGTTCGGATCGTTCGGATCAGTCGCCGCGTAGGCCCCGAGTCCGCCCGCCGCGCCGCCGCCGAGCAAACGCGCGAACTGGGCCGTGGCCATGCCTGGTTGAGCGCCGCCAGTGATGCCCGCCGCGTTGACCTGATCGGTCAGCCCCTGCAGTCGCTGCATCAGGATCTGCGCGTCCGGATTGAGGCCACGCGCCTGGGCCATCTGCTGCAGGCCCTCGATCGTCGTGCTCGCCGGCAACTGTGTCCGCCAATCGAGCGGTCCCTGGCTCGGCGGGACGATCTCCTGACCGGTCGCCGGATCGATGGCAATGCCACGCTCGCTGTACATGGCCGGCGCGCGCTGGAACACGCCGTACTGGTCGTACGACGGCATGCCCAACTCGGCCGAGGTCAACGGGTTCTCGATCATGCCCGGCGGTATGCGGCGACCGAGCTCATCGAAGGCACCGGTCAGCAGCGGACTGGTCGGGCCAGCCACCTGTCCAGGCAATTCCTGGCGCAGCGCCGCCAGCGACTGCTCGCTCCACGGCACCGCTGAGACAGGCAGGGTCTGCGCAGCCTCGCCGGTCGCCGGATTGCTGAGCGCCTGCTCGAGTGCGCTGCCACCGGCCTCCGCACCGCCGCCGCCAGGCAGTGCAGACGCAGCGCCCAGGAGTGTCTGGAGACCACCGCCCAGCACACCACCGACATTGCCCTGCTGGGCGCTTTGCACGATGTTGGGAATGCCCTGCTGCACGATCTGGCCATACGGATCGATGCCCAGTTGCGGACCGAGCGGCTTGGTCAGGTCCAGCGGCTGCCCCTGAAACAGGGGCTTGCCTGTGATGTCGGTGAGGCCGTACGAGTTGGCCAGGGCCTGCTGCTGATCGCTCAAGTCGCTCCAGGCCTGCCGCGCCTGTCCAGCCTGGCCGAGCAGGTCCTGTGCGGATGTCCCGGCCTGGGTGAGCAGGTCGTGCGGCGTCTGGGTGAGGCCCTGGAGATACGCGGGCAACTGGCTACCTGCGTTCGCGCCGGCACCGACGATGCCCTGCGCGCTCAGGTCCGGCACCGCCTGGAGTGCGCTCGTGACGGTCGGGATGCCCTGTGAGACGAGGGCGTTCTGGTTCAGGATGTCGCTGACGGATTGCGGCGCCTGACTTACCGCCGAGATGAGCGGATTTGCGGCGGTCTGCGCCTGATTGAGCAGGTCCAGTCCGGTCTGACCAAATCCTTGCGCGGGTGCGCCGCCCACGTTGAGCACCGCTTGCGCCACGTCTTGGGCCTTGTTCTGAACGTCCGGCGAGCTGAGCAACTGACTCGCCAAGTTCTGGCCCTGCTGCAGCGCGAACCCGGTGCCGAACGGGCCAGGCGCGGAAAGCGCGTTCAGTGCTGAGCCGCCAGCGTTCAACAGTTGCGTCGTCAGATCCTGGTTGCTCTGAGCAGCCGGCTGATTACCGCCCAGCGCGAGCGCGAGCGCAGACGCCGTCTGCGCTCGCGCTGTGGTCGCCGCCTGGGTGCCGTCGATGGGGTGGTCGACGAAGATGGCCGCGTTGGCCGCGCCATGGGTGCCCGGTACCGCGGCGATCTGGTCCGGCGTCATCCAGTCCGAGCCGCCGCGCAGCGCCTGGCCGCTCGCGCCGACGTGGTACTGGCCGGTGTCCGAGTTGTAGCCGTCCACGTACAGGTAGTGGTTGGGCGTGTTCAGGATGACCGGATTGCCACTCTGTGCACTGGTCTGGACGTCCTGCCAGTTGACGCCAGAGGTCATGTGCGCATCGACGCCCATCTTGTTGAGCAGGCTCACCTCGCTCTGAGGGCCAGCCATACCCGTCGCCGGACTCCAGCCCACTTGGCGCGCGAGATCGATCGCCTCCGATGCTGTGGGATTGCGTCCGTACGTCCCGGCGAACGCGGCCGCGGCGACCGGACCGCACGCGGTGTAGGCATCTGACGAGCTGAGTCCGGCCTCCTGCTCAAATTGACGCTGGGGCTCGACCGCGGCCGCGGCTTGCTGGCCCTGCGCCGGGGTGTTGACCGGCGCACCCATCCCCGGATCGCTCGAGGTGCCCAGGCCAACCGCTTGCTTGGCCGTGGTCACTTGCTTGGCCGTGGTCACGACGTTCTGCACGCCTTGCTGGGCACCCTGCAGTGCGCTGTCGACGGCGCCGCCGATGCGACCCTGGATACCACTGAGGATGCCCTTGTATTCGTCCTCAGCCGCGGTGAAGTAACCGCCCTGTTTGAGACCGTGGACAAAGGTGCCCAGGTCCTGCGCGCCAACCGCACCGGGATAGTGGTTCTGGATCAGGTTGACGAAGGCGTCGACTGCATCCTTCGGCGTGTCGTAACTGGCGAACGTGGCGTTCTGTTGGGTACCGCCGTACTCGCCCTCGTGGGTCTGCATCGACGTGCCCGGCTGGCCCGGCAGCGCTTTGATCCCGAACAACTCGTTGCCTGCGGCCTTGCCGTAGTTCGACTCACTGGCAGCCATCGCGGCGACCCACTTCGGGTCGATGCCGAGCTGCTGAGCCGCGTACTGCGCGTACGGAGCGATGGTTGTGGCGAAGTTGGACGGGCTCGAGGTGTCGATCGGATTGGATGGTGCAGCACCAGGTGTCGTCTGCGGTGTCGGTGTCGGTGTGGGCGACGGCGTCGGAGATGGCCCTGGGACCGCGCTGGGCGGGGCCAGAGACGTGTCCGGGCTCGGCGTGGGCGTCGGAGCAGGTGTCGGGGTGGTGGGCGTCTGTGGGGCCGTCTGCGCAGGATTGAGCAGGTTCTGGATCTGCTGCTGGGCCCAGGACTGGCCAGCCTGTGAGAGATTGTCGAGCGGGCTGGGACCGGGTTGCGCCGGGGTCGGCACCGCGGCCTGTGGCGCTTGCGGCGTTGGGGTCGGTGTGGGCGTCGGTACGCCGGGTGGCGGAGTCGGAATCGCGCTCGTGTCGGGTAGTGGCGTCGATGTGGGCGTCGGGACAGGCGTGGGTGGTTCCGGTGTTGGCGTGGGTGTCGGTGTCGCGAGCGGTGGGGCTGGCGTCGGTGGTGCAGTCGGCGCGGCGGGGGGCGCAACCATCGACTGGACCTGTTGAGTGGCCTGCTGCTGCAGCCGCGCAATCTGCTGGGAGGCCCAGTCCTGACCCGCCTGCGTGCGCTGCTGGACCTGCTGGATCTGCTGCTGCGCCCAGATCTGGCCCGCCGACTGCGCGGCGTCCTGGTCGCTCAGCCAGATGCCCGTGCCCGGCATGCAGCGGCTACGCTACGCCACGCTCGTGGCGGCGATCGGCGCGTTCTGGCCAACTCGCGACGACTGGTACTGGTTGAGAAAACTCGGCAGGCTGTAGCCGGCCGCGCCCAACCCCGAGCCGAACGCCTGCATCTCGTCCGGGCTCAAGCGCTCGAGCGTGCCCGGCGCGAGCGCTTGGCCGCCCCGCTGGGCGATGCCTTGGATCGTGTTCAGCGTCTGGTTGTAGTCCCAGCCGGGTGTCGCGCTCGAGGCCTGCCCCTGCTGCCCGGTCGGGTTGCCGTTCGCGTCGACGCCGTAGCCCATCTGCGAGGTCAGGCCGGCCGCGCTCTGCGGGGTGGGCGTCGTGGTGCCCGGCGCCTGGAAGCTCGGCAGGCCAATGTTGTTCTGCAGGTTCTGCAGGTACGTCGGTACGTTGGGATTACCCTGCGCACCGCGCAGATAATTCGACAGCTGGAACGTGTTCTGCGGGCCTTGCAACTGCGACGCGGTGGCCAGGTACTGCTGGCCGAGCCCACCCTGCTGTAGGGAGAGGTTCCGCGCGAACTCACTGGCCGCCTCGGTCGGCGCGCCCTGGTACATGCCCGTCAGTTGCGCGTTCTGGAGCTGGCTGGCGAGCGTCTGCTGGCCCTGCGCCGCCGGATTCTGATAGCCGGCTTGCTGCAATGCCCCGTTCTCCGCACGCGCCCACTGCTGGGCCGCCGCCGTCGGGTTGTTCTGGTTGTATTGCAGCCAGTACTGCTGCTGGTCGGGCGGCAGGTCATTGAACGACTTGCCCTGCATATTTTTGCCCTGCTGCAGCAGCGCGTCCGGGGTCTGGGACGGATCGTAGAACTGGCCGGTCGCACCGGCTGAGGCCAGCGCCTGGGCGTACTGCTGCTGCTGGGCGGCGAGCGTCTGCTGCGTCGGACCCTGAGGCGGACCCATCGACAGGCGCTGCAGCGTCTGGTAGTCGACCGGCGCGGCGTTCTGGGTCAGCGCCTGGGGCGACGTGCCCCGCTGTGCGGCGAGCTGCTGGAGCGACTGGGACGACGCCATCGTCACCGAGCCGTCCTGATTGACGACGCCGTACGCCGGACCCAGACCAGGCGTGGTGCTCGGCGCGGTCAGGATCGTGCCCGGCGTGTACTGCGTCGGCAGCGGCTGGGCGAACTGCCCGGTAACGCCGGCCATGCTGAGCGCGTTGCCGAGCGCGCCCTGGCCGAGTTGCATCTGGTTGAGCAACTCGGCCTGCGTCGGCGTGCCGGCTGACGGCGCCTGCGGACCACCAGCGCCCCAGGTCAGAGGATTGCCACTCGGGGCGAAGCCGAACTGGGTGCCGTAATTCATGGACTGCGACAGCGCGGCCTGCTGCTGCTGGAACTGCAGCGCCTGCAGGAACTGAGACATCTGCTGGCTGAGCGCTTGCTGCTGCAGCCCGGCGCCGACGCCCGCGGTCTGCCCGGCGAAGGTGTCCAGACCGTCGTTGAAGGTGTTAGGTGTTGGCCGCCTCCATCACGCGTAGAGATGCGGAGCTGGGACTCGAACCCAGGTCAGCACCTAACAACGGTGCCATGCTCGCCACTACACCACCCCGCGTCATCTCAGTACGTAAAGGCCCCGCCCGGCATGCCCGCGGTGGGACCTCGGTTCGCGTTCATCAGATTGAAGCCCGAGCTGAGCATCGACATCGGGTTGACCAGCGAGCTGAGATAGTTGGGTAACTGCGGCGCGTTGGAGGCGAGGCCCTGCGAGAACGCCTCCGATGGTGTCTGCGTCGCGTTCGAGACGGGATTGACCGTCGGCGGCGTCGCTTGATTGATCTGTGGCGTGCTCTGCAGCACGGGACCAGGCCCCGCACCGGGGAATGCGCCCACGTTGAGACCGGGGATGGTGGAGCTGGTCACTCCTGGCGCGGCTGCTGCTGGTGCCGCGGCGCCGCCGGGCGCGGGCTGACCGTTGACATTGACGTTGATGGTCGGCGTGGCCGTCCCACCGGTCTGGCCGCCGCCAGTCGCCGACTGCACCGCGGTGGCTGCCGTGGCCGTCGCGGCGCGGTGGCCAGCGGTGAAACCCTGCAGGAACGTCGGCAGGTCGGGTGCCTGCGGTGTCGGCGGTGCCTGGAATTGCGGCGCCTGCAAGCGCTGCGCCATCTCGTCCATCACGCCGCGGAACGCGCCGGCCATCGCCGTCGAGCCCTTCGGCGCGTACTGGTTCATCTGCTCGAGCGTGCCCAGCGTGGTGCCGGCCAGGCCGGCGTACTGGTTGGCGCGCGAGGCGGCGGCCTGCACCTGCTGGTTCTGCATGGCCGCCTGGGTGCCGAAGATGTTCTGCTGCGCGTTCTGGGCCGCGACACTGGCCGCGTAGGGCGTGGTGCCGCCGATCGTCGCGTCGACGTACTGCTGCAGCAGATCATCGGCGTGGCTGGGGTTGCCCGTGCCGCCAGGTCCGAACACCTGGCCGGCGATGGAGTGGATGGCGTTGATCTGGTCCTGCAGCCCGTACAGCGGCCCGAGTTGCTTCTGTTTGGTGGCTTCGAGCGTGGCCTGCGCCGTCGCGGCTTCTGAGACACCACGCGCTTGTGTCTCGGTGACTTGCGCCGGCAGCAGGCCCGTGGTGGTCGCCTTCTGGTAGTCGGTCTGTGCCTGGACCAGCGCAGTGTCGGCACCGACCTTCGCCGTGTTGGCCTTGGCCAGGTCCGAGTTGGCATCGGTGAGGCCTGCCTGCGAGATGGTGAGGGTGGTGTCGGCCTTCTGCTTGTCGACCAGCCCTGGCAGCAGTGTGTTGATCTGGTCGGCCTGAGCCTTGGACAGAGATGCCTGGGACTCCAGCGCCGCTTTCTCAGCGGGCGTCTTGGCCGTGGTGGCGGCCGCAGTAGCGATAGCGTTGGTGGCGTTCGCGCTGGCGAGCCCGGCGTTGGCGGCAACGAGCTCCTTCTGGGTGTCGGCGCCATCGAGCAGCACCTTGGCGTTCGCGTCGGACAGCTTCCCCTGGGCGTCCGCGGCACCCGCCTGCGCGTTGTAGACGTTGGCCTGCGCGGGGTCGACCGTGGTCGTCTTGAGCGCCTGGGTGAGGGTGCTCGAGTACGCGGCGTTGGCCGTCGCGACACGCTGCTCGGCCGTGCTGAGCTGACCGTACGCGCCCTGCAGTTGTGCGCTGAGTTGCTGTTGCTTAAGCGGGTCTGTTTCCGCGGCGTAGTCGGTCTGCAGCTTCTGGTAGGCGGTGTACGCCTCCTGGACCTGGGCGTTAGCGTCGGTGATCTCCTGACGCTGCTGCCCGGTGAGCTGGTCAACCGTGTAGTTGCCACCGGGCATGCCCGGCACGGGCGTTGGACCCGGTTGACCTGGCGTGAGCTGCCCCGGTGTGCCAACGCCGGCGACCGGCGGACCCTGCGGCTGGGTCGTGCCTGGCGCGGTGGCCGCCGCCGCGGCCGGTGGCGCGCCGGCGTTCGCGTCGATGTTCGTCGAAGCCGGCACCTGCACGGCGCTGGAGCCCTGAGCGGCTGACGCCGGCGTGGTCGTCTGCGCCGCGGGCGTCGGTGCCAGTGGCGTGGCCGTCTGCGAGCCCGACATGGGTGAGCCGTCGGCATTGATCGGCTGCCCGCTTGCGTCGATCCAGGTCAGACTGCCGTCCGGCAGGGTGCCAACACGCGCGCCGGTAGGCAGTGGCATCAGCTACTCACGCCCGGCACCGGGCTGATCGGCGGCATCTGGCCTGGCACGGGCGGAACCGCTGGACCTGGAGCAGCTACCGGGAGGGGTAGACCGCCACCGGCGGCCCCGCCGAGCCCAGGCGCCGCCATCGGGGGCTGGTTGACACCCGCTGGCGGCCCGGCGTTTTGTGGCACCGGGCCTGGCTGCGCATTCGGCAAGATCGGCGACTGTTGCGGATTCGGCTGCGGTGGCGGCGTGCCGCTCGCGTCGGCCGCCCAGCCGGCGATCTTCTGCGCCGTGTCGATCTGGCTACCCAGGTCCGGCCCCGAGAACAGCGTCTTGCGATATGGGTACACCTGATCGAGCGCCTGACCCGGCGGCGTGCCCTGTGCGACGAGCTGGTGGTACTGGGCGTCGGCCTGCTGCGTATCGCCGAGCGGGGAGAAGTTCCAGCGCTGCAGGACCTGGTCCTTGCTCAACTCGCTGCCGCTCATCGGCGAGCCGAGCCGCTGCGCAATGCCCGAGGCGTAGTCGTTCACACGCGACGCGAACAGGTCCACGGCTTGAGAGAACAGATCGCCCGAGCTCTGACCAGCCATCGCTCAGCGCTTCTTCTTGCCCGCCTGCCGTTGGGTGTTGAGCGCGATCGCAACGGCCTGCTTCTGGCGCTTGCCAGCCGCCATCTCGGTCTTGATGTTCTTGCCCACGTCCGCCTTCTTCGCGCTCTTGATGAGCGGCATGGCTCAGTGATACGCGTCGTGCAGGTGGCCGCCACCGTTGCCACCCGTGGGCACGTTGCCCTTGTGCAGACGCTGTGGTGGGCACGGGTAGCTGTGCCGATCGCACTCAAGCATGCCCGGCTGCGGTGGCAGCATCTGCGCGTTCATCCGCGCATAGCGGTCCAGGTCGGGCTCAGAGTTGGGACCAGCCCTCGAGCCGGCGTTGCTCGGACCGTTCTGCGCGGCGTTCCTGGTCATATCTTGGGTGGCCTCGGCGCTTTGGGCATCTTCGGTGCAGCGGTCTTCGGCGCGGCGGCCGGCCGGATTGTCACGGGGCGGATGGCGATGCCGACCCTGGGACCAGGCAACGGACTGCGCCGCGTGCCGCCGCCGGGCACGCGTGGAACTCTGGGTGGCTGGACCATGTTTTTTTCTTAGCCTCCCTTGCCCATCTTCGGAAACTTCTTCGCCACTTTGGCGCGCACGGTGGCCTTCTCGGCTGGCGTGCCATGCTGGGCCACACGGGCGAGCGCGTTGCGAGCGTGGCTGGCGTCCGGGATCGGGTAGCTGCCCGCCCCCTTGCCTTTGGGACCTTCGCCTTTGCCAGGCAAGGCGAACTGGCTCGACTTGAGCGACTGGCGCTTCTTGTTGCTCAGAATCGCCATCGTCACTTGCCCTTTCGGATCGGCACGCCGCGCTTCTTGTCGAGCGCGTTATCCCGCTTGCTACCTTCGCGAATGCCGTGCGCCTTGTCGTAGGCCCTGTCCTGGGCCTCGGTGTACTTCTTGCCGCCCGCTTTACTTTGGGCCATTCCCGTTGCCGTTCTCGCCCTTGTTCCAGGAATAGCTTTTCTTAGTCGCTGGCGACTCGTTCAAAACGGCCGGATCGTTGTCGCCTGGAAAGACGTTGCCGTTGAACTGCACGGCCAGGCTGCTATCGGCTGCCTGCGTCTTCGCGTTCGGGTTCGGATTGCTCGTTCCACCACCGTTGCCGTTGCTTGCCATGCTGCTGTCTCCCTGTGCGCAGTCTACGCGCGTCTAGGCCGGCGGACCACCTGCCGGCGGCGTGTTCAATCGGCCGGCCATCATCGTGGCCAGCGCATCTCTGCGCATGTTCTGCGCCCCAATCCCTCCCTGGATAATTCCGCCCAGCGCACTGGCGACCGGATTCGGCGTCTGCACGCCCTGCAGCGAGCTCTGGCCAGGGCCACCAGGCGGCTGACCACCACCAGGGAGTGCCGCGGTCGGCGTGCCGTCCGGTGCGGCAGTGCCCTTCTGCACCGCCTGGAACAAGCTCGCCATCTGCGCGTCACCAAGCTTTTTCGCCGCGAGTTGAAAGAGATATTGCTGACCCTGCGGCGTCTTGAACAGCAAGTTCTCCGTCTGAATCTCGATCATCGTCTCGTCCGGGTTCTCGTCGGCCATGCCCTTCTCGAGCGCTTGCCTGAGCGGCAGTAAGCCTTCCTGCGCCCAGGACATGAGCATCTGGGCGTACGGCAAGTTGGCGCCTTCTTCGGGCGGATAGTCGGCGGTGAAGTCGTACACGCCGGAGGTCATCTCGGTCGTCAACTCCTGGGCGACCCGCACCGACTGGCGCATGCCCTTGGGCTGCACCGCGCAGTACACCGGCACCGTGGTGTCGTAGTACTCGGCAATCCTGTCCGCAATCTCGGTGACCATGCTGCCCACGAACCGGAACGCCTCGAGCCCGCCCTGTAGCACGTCGTCATAGGCGTCCTGCAGCATGGCGCGAATCAGCGCCCGATCATGACCCGAGGTCGCGCCCGGTCCACCACCCGCAGCGGCTGACGGTGCCTCGCGCTGGATACTCGCCTGCATGAGCGCGAGCAGCTGGTTGACGTCCTTGTTGGTGCCCGGATGCGTGGCCGGCACCGGCACGCCGGCCACGTACTGCGCGGTCATCGGCTTGATTTCGATCTGCCGCGGCCGGCCATTTTCGAGCACCAGGTCGGGCGTCACGTCGGCGTTGGCGGGAATGAACCAGCCTCCGAACCCGGTTTGCCATACGTGGGCAAGTTCCGCGGTTGCCAGGTTGTTGATGCCCTGGAAGCTGGACAGGAACGGCCACAGGAACGGCACGCCGCGCCGGTCCGGATCCGGCTCACTCGCGAAATTGCAGCCCCACGCCCAGATGCCGCACATGCGCGTGATGCCGAAGTCGGCGGTCAGGTCGACCACCGCCTCGGCCGTGCCACCGTTGGGCGTGCCCCACAGGCCAAGCTGCAGGTTCTCGGGGCTAATCGCGCCAGCACCGACGGCTGAGTTGGCGACGTAGTACACCACGCGGCCTGGTTGCCACAGCTCGTACAGCGTGAACGTCGGGTACAGCCCCCGCGATGGCCCGGTCGCGAGCTGCGGGTCGTAGCCCGGTCCGACGTGGCCACTGTCCGCGAAACGCCAGTGATAGCCGTTTGGCGCCAGGTCGTCGATCTTGTGCTGCGAACGGATGATCAGTCCGTCCAGACGATGCTGCGGCCCGAAGATGGGGATGGACTGGTCGATCCCAATAACTCTGATACCTATGGGGACCTGACGCGCCTTCCAGTCGAGCAGGTAGTCGTCGTAGGAGCGTGCCGCTTGGCGCATGGTCGGCATCTTGGCGTACATCGGCACCACGCCCGAGTCTTCGTCGACGAACGCCGGGAAATCCTCCCAGCCGGCTGTGGCGGGAAAGCACAACACGGCGCCGCACGACTGGTTGAACAGCATGTCCATGAGCGGCCGCCAGAACTTGCCGTGCTGGTCCTCGATCGCCTGGATGGCGGCGTTGGCCCACATCTCAAGGTCCGAGGCGTTGGTGCGCGAGTTGATGCTTTTGCCCATCGGGTCGCGATGCAAGCGTGGCCGTTGCGAGGAGAGCATCTGCACGGCGTGGAGCGGAATGGCGGTGCTATCCGGCAGTTTGACGGCCAGGTCGCCGGCGACCTCGGCGAACGCTTTGGGCACGACAGGGTCAGTTTTCTGGGCTAACCAATCCCGGCAGAGCCGCACCCGAAGCCGCGTTTCCTGCAGCTCAGAGTACTTCGAATTCCACATCGTCGCCAGTTGCGTCGGCGACGGGATGCTCATGTCAGTTTTCGGTTTCGGTTTCGGTTTCGGTTTCGGTTTCGGTTTCGGCTTCGGGCTCAGCAGCCTTCGTCGCGGCCGCGGCGATCTCCTCGTCGGTCGCGTGGCGAATGCCGTCGACACCGCGCACGCTGTCAAGCTCAGCCACGAGCTGATGGCCATCGAACAGTGCTTGCCTGTCCTCATCGTCGAGTGTGGTGTTGATGTACATCACGGCCGTCCCACTGCGATCGAAGGCGTCGCTGAGCGCCTGGACATCGACCGTGGCGTTGTCGATCCAGGTAGGCGGCGGCTGCTGGGTGTGGGGATAGAGTGGCTGGGCTGGGCTCATCATGGCCTGAGTTTACGCTGCACTGTCTAGCGGCTTGTGGGCTGGGCAGTAATCGCCGGTACAAGCGGGATAATTGCAAGTCCAGCCTTGGCGTCGCGCCTGATGTCGAGCCATGCTCGGGTTGGAAGCCTCGCGCTCGGTCGGTTGGACGAATTCGTTGCACTCCGGGTGGTCACACCGGACGGTGATCTCGCGGGTGATGCTCATATGTCCGAGTCTGCATCAGCGCGCGGTGCAAATTCGGACAGATTCGGCGGATGTTGCTCCTTTCGTCCACGGTCTAGCGGCTCCCCCACTGCATCGCGCCGACGATGGCGAACACGATCAGGATGCCCAACACGACGCCGGCGACCAGGCTGACCAGGTCCACGGCGTAGGTCGGCATCAGTCGTCACCACGTCGTCGACCACCGACGAGCGTGCCACGCAGGCGGATCTGCGTCGGCTCGCTGAGCAGGATGTTCAGCGTGTTGAGCCGCTCGAGCTGCCCGAAGCGATACCAGGCCAGGGCGAGCGCGCACACGCCGTCGTCGTGCATGCCTTCTGCCGCAGCGTAGTGGACTCCGGACCTGGAGTACACGTACTCGTAGGCCTCCAGTTCCGCGCGGAGAATGCCGTCCGGAAAGCCAATGGCGTGCTGCTGGATTCCAACGGCTAAACCCTCCATCAGCAATTGCTTGCGCGTCTGAGAAAACACGACGCCCTCGAAATTGCGGTGCTCGTTCAAGGCCTGGTCGATCGGTCCACCGGGTCCGGTGGAGTCCACCGCGGCTGGAGTCCGGCCGACTAAATCACGGATTCTCCGCAATGTCACCTCCCAGAATTGCGGGTGCGAGCTGCCATCCTCCGCGTCGGAGTCCAGCGTTGGATACTGGCCCTGGTTCCAGCGTTCGGACCTGCACACGCGGCCGTGGTCGCACAGCGCGATACCCCAGGTCCAGTCATTCGCTCGAGCTAAATCCCAGCCCCACACCGCGGGGTCGCAGTCGGTGTGCATCGGCTCGAGACAGTCGCGGATGGCGGTGATGCCGAACGGGTTGCCCTCGTCGTCCGACGGCTCAGCCTCGTACAGCTCGCGGAACACGTTCTCGGGCAAACGTGCTCGAGCGTCGTCGATCTCGGTCTGCTGCAGGACGCCGGCCTGGATGGCATCGTAGGCCGTGATGCGGGCGTAGTGCATGTCCGGTTCGCCCGATTCGGCGAGGCGCGCGAGCTTGTAGGCCCAGTTCCGACGACCCTTGACGTTGCCGATGATGCGCACCTTGCCGCGCGTGGCCGTGAGCGTGGAGCGCACGGCGAACCAGGCGTCTTCCTTGACGCGAGTGGCCTCGTCGATGACACAGGCGTGCACGTCCTCGCCGTACAGGCTATCGGGATTGTCGGCGCCCTTGAAGCGAATCGTGGCGCGGTTCGCGAGCGTGATGCTGGACTGTGCTTCGTTGGCGACGTACGTGCCGCGCGTCAGGCCGTCCTTGAGGCGGCGGAAGACGATGCGGGCCTGCTCGTAAATCGGCGCGATCCACCAGAATTCCCAGCCCGGTTTTCCGAGCCAGGCCTGCTCGGCCAGCCAGCACATGCAGCCCACGGTTTT